ATCGGAGACGAAAGGTGTGCATTAATGGCCGTACGGCTCTGCGTCAATTGCTGGCGGAGCAAGCAGATGGGGAGCATAGATTAACAACTGCTGCCTCCAGAATTCAATCTTGTCGGCGATCCGTTGTCCGGCCGGCTGTGACGCCGACCAAAGTTCCAGATTCTCCAACCTATTGTCGGCGCGCTCGCCGTTCTTGTGGTGCACACTCTCATGCGGAAGTAAAAATCGCCCCATTGAACGCTCAATTACGTATACGTGTTCGTACGTCCTTTTGCGCAACTCAGGGTCCATCATCTGAACGTAACCATCTTGACCCACGTATCGGTATCCCCCTTTCCAATTTTTACCAGCGGCGCCGACGGCAGCACGGCACAGGTCCCGTCGCAGACACCCGCAACTCTTGGAATTCCCGTGACGCAAGACACTCGTGGTTCGTGTGGCCACATGACCGCAATCACAAATCACCGTCCAGTAATGCTTATTGCCCTGTGAGTGTAAAAATTCCGAGACGGTCCACCGGCCGAACCGTAATCCAGTCATGTCATGTTTGAGTTGCATGTTAGTATACCTCTACATGTATTTATACGTAACCGAGGTTTCAGATGTTAGAAATTGAAAAGACCATTCTCAATGAGTTGCTGTCGAATAGGAAATTCGCAGACAGGGCCATGGCACACATCAAAGACGATTACTTCTCCAATTTCGAGGGGGCATGGGTGTTCCGCGCTCTCGCGGGATTCTACGAGAATTACCACAATCTCCCAACAATCCGCACCATTGAACTTGAATTGGACGGGGATAGGACGCTAACGGAGCAACAGGCCAAAGATATCAAAAGTGCCATCAGAAGTATCGATGCCGAAGCGCCTCTCGGGGATGATCAATTTGATTGGCTGGTGAAGAACGCAGAGGTATACTGCCAAGAGCGAGCACTATATGTGGCGCTCCGCACATCCGTGGCGCTGCTCGACGACAAAAGCAAAACACCACATGCCATTCCCGAGATGCTGAAGGATGCTTTGGCGGTCGGATTCGACGTCTCCGTCGGTCATGACTTCTTTGCCGATGCTGAAAGTCGGTATGAGTTTTATCATCGTGCGGAATCTCGCATTCCATTCGATCTCGAAGTGTTTAATGGCATGACCAAGGGAGGTGTGCCCAAGAAGACGCTGAACGTGGTGCTGGCCGGTACGAATGTCGGCAAAAGTCTGTTTCTGGTGCACATGGCGGCCGCATGTTTGCGAATGAGCAAGAACGTCCTCTATATCACGTTGGAAATGGCTGAAGAGCGTATCGCAGAACGTATCGATGCGAACATGATGAATGTGCCAATGGATGATGTCGTGGCGCTGACGCATTCACAGTATCTTAGAAAGATCGAGACACTGCGTCAAACATCGACGGGGCGATTGATTGTCAAAGAGTATCCGACGGGTGCCGCACATTCAGGGCATTTTCGTGCGCTGTTGCAGGAACTCAAGTCGAAGCAACAGTTCGCACCAGACATCGTGTTCGTGGATTATCTGTCTATCTGTGCATCTGCGCGGGTGAAGATGGGCAATTCCGTCAACTCGTATACCTACAACAAATCGATCGCAGAGGAATTGCGTGGTCTCGCGGTCGAACACAATCTTCCCATCTTTACCGCGGCGCAGTTCAATCGCACAGGCCACGGAGAGTCCGATCCCGGATTGGATAAGATTAGTGAGAGCTTTGCGATTGCACAGACCGCAGATTTTATTATTGCGTTGACAACGACCGCAGAATTAGAACAGAACAATCAGATTCAAGTCTATACTCTCAAGAATCGATATGGCAAACGCAATTCGTTTGAGAAATTTCTTTTGGGCATCGATACCTCTCGAATGATGTTATATGATCCGAATACCACATCTGTCAACAACGTGGCCTTTGATGTGGCCGCAATTTCACAAAGCTCAGTGGGTCATGGCGGCATGCTCGGAGCGTCACGCATGCCTCGACGTCCAATGGCGGCACTACGCACCGGCGGCAGAGAGCAAAGCGAAACTCCATAAATAGATCAGGAGGGCCGCAATGCACTTAAAAACACTGCATAATAAAATCATCGTTGATATGTTAGAAATGCATACAGTGTTGCAACAAGTGCTTCCTCGTGATTTACCAAAACGATATACCGGTCGCCTCATGTATTTGTCGCCGTTCATCGATCAGTTGAATGAGGTGACCGTTCCTCTGAAAGTTATTAATCAGATCGTCGAAGACACCAGCGGAACGGTTGAACTAAACGAGCTTCAATTGACAGCCGAATGGCGGCCAAAATCTGAAAACACAGTGACACGCCGTTCGCCTGATATTTACTTACAATGGCACATTAATTTGGGCACACGAAGTTTTCCAATTACTAAAGCAAGTTGGAAACGTCGTCGTTTCTATTTTTGGTCATATTTCATGCATGAGTTGGTGCATCGTCATCAAGATTCAAGCCGACCATCATCGAGAGGTTCGAGGCAATTTGCTCCGACGTCTGATGATAAAGAAATGGCAAAACAACAATTGTATCTTGGCGATTATGATGAAATTGAAGCCTATGCGCACGATGTCGCCTTGGAAATGTTCATTTGGTTTCCTACGATGACGTACCGTGAAGCTTTCAAAGAAATGAAAACAATCGCACGGCGTCTGGCGCCGGCGACCTATCCGGCCTTTGCTGTCGCATTTCAAGAGACACCAATACATCCCGCGATGTTGGTGTTACGTAAAAAAATTCGTGCATGGTATGAATTAATGCACAAACAACACGACGCCTATCGTATTCTCGATCTGGAACCCTTATGATCACATTTCAGCAACATCTGCACGAAGCCGCAAGTGGCAAACTTACACATCTTCAGCATCTTGAGGATTTGATGTTGGACGATGGTGTCTCGGGCATGCGTCAGTCGATCGAGGTGTTGCGTCAATTTCGAGACATGCTGATCAATGGCGGTGTCTCGACAGCGTTGCATGTCACGACCAAATGGGATGGTGCGCCCTCGGTGGTCTTTGGTCCCGATCCGGCAGATGGCAAGTTTTTTGTCGCGACTAAGTCGGCGTTTAACAAAGCACCCAAGTTGATGAAGACACATGCTCAGATCACCGACACCTATGGTACCGAGGGTGTGTCACAGGTGCTCCACGATTGTCTGAGTGAACTATCGCTGCTCCATCCCACACGCGTACTACAAGGCGACTTGCTGTTCAGTGGCGGACGTGGCATCAAGTCACAGACGATCGACGGGATTGATTATCTAACCTTTCGACCCAATACCATTCTCTATGCGGTCGATATCGCCAGCGCGTTGGGACAGCATATTAGTCGAGCGGCATTGGGCATTGTCATTCATACCATGTATGCAGGTGCCGGCACACTGGAGCATCTTCGTGCGACGCCTATCACACCAGCAGTCTTCTCCGCATTGAAGAAGACGAATCGTGTTGCGGCACTCGATGCCGCGTATGATGATGTGTCGGGCAATGTGACCTTCACGAACGAAGAACATGCGGAGTTCACGCTGCTGTTGTCTCGAATTGGCACACTGGCTCAGCTTATTCCCGCGTTGATCTATACGACCTTGATGTCAGAACCACTCCATGCACTTGTTAATATCTTTCTGAATCAACAGGTGCGTGGTGGTCATGCCGCCTCGCCAAAACAGACACTCGATGCGCTCACGCTTTTTTTGTCAACACGACAAGAAAAGGAAATGTCCACACGTAAGAGTGCGACGGGTAAAGAGTCGGTTGCCGCGTCCTTTACCGTTATGCTCGACGCCGTGCGCACTCGTCAACAAGAATTTGCTCAGTGGTTTGAATTGCATACCGCGATATCGAATGCGAAACTCATGGTGATTCGGAAACTCGAACAAGCGTCCCGTGTGCAGACATTTATTCCAACCCCCGATGGCTTGCGTCTGACCGGTCCCGAGGGATTCGTTGCCGTGTCGCATGCGGGAAAGATGGTGAAGTTGGTGGATCGCTTGTCCTTTAGCCGAGCGAACTTTTTGTCACCCAAAGAGTGGCAATAGTTGTATAAATATATCTATGGCACAGGATAGGCGCATCGTTATTGCATTTGGTCGATTTAATCCCCCAACAACGGGGCATGAAGCACTCGCCCTCTTTTTGATTAAGACCGCACGCCGACTAAATGCGGAAGCTCGTATCTATCCCTCGCCCACGACAGATAGCAAGAAGAATCCGCTTCCCTTTCGAGAGAAGGTTGGTTTCTTGCGTCAGTTGTTTCCGCAAGTGACCATCAACGACAATCCAGCCATTAATAACCCGTTTGCCGCGTTTGCCGATGTGTCCGCCGCGGGATACAAAGATATCACGGTAGTTGTCGGCGCGGATCGTGTTCGGGATTTTGAAGACTTTGCGGCATATTTACTACCCGCCAGTTCTTCTAAATACAATACAGCGAAACATATCGATGTCACGCAGTATCATGTCCTATCCATTCCAAGAGGAGTAGGAGCGATATCTGCGTCATTGATGCGTGGGTATGTCGTTGCGAACGATTTTCCGAGCTTCCTGGCCGGCACACCGGGAAAGAACATTACTGTGGCCAAGAAAATTTTCTCTTCTTTGAGGCAACATATGCATATACGAGAACAGCGAGACTATCGGGACAAGATGCGACAGAAGATTCAAGAGGCCACGGTCGCGTCTTCTCTTAAGAAGGGCACGTACGCCGTAGTCGCTATTGAGAATAATAAAGTACTCCCAAATTCGATGGCGTGGGATTTCAATGAAACAGAAATTGTACTCTACGCGAACATGTTGCGAGCCAAGCATCCACATGCGACCATCAGTATCGAGGCCGCCGGCGGTCGCGTCAGTCAGGTACTCAAACCCGGCGATAAGATCATTACATCGATGTTCGGAGAAGCTCATGAGGTCGTTCCTTCTCTCAAGGAAGCTCGAATGCCTCTGAAAGGACACCCGTATCACAAGAAGTCAGACGCCGAACTGCGATACATCATCAAGGATGCCGGCGCCGCGGCTCTTGCCATGCGAGGACACAACCGCGCAGCGGAAGACAAGTATGTGGATCAGGTCAACGATGCCCAAACAGTACTCTACTATCGGAAGAATGGTGGGTTGAGGGAAGCCACACATGAGGTCGAACTCAAACCCGGTACTCGTGTGAAGACCCCGCATGGCCGCGGTAAAATCGTGCGGTACGACAAGGGTGATGGCCCGCACGGAAGTCCCTATTATATCGTTGATGTGGGTAAGCATGCCTCTGAGAAGGTGATGGCACATCAGCTTCAGCGAGAAGAGACGATGATCGGACCCGGCTCACGCGTCAAGACGCCATATGGTATCGGCCAAGTTGTGCGGTACGACAAGGGTGAGGGACATTATATCGTCGATGTGGGTAAGAAAGCCTACGCGAAGGTGACGCCACCTACATGGATCGTCGGACAAACTAAGAAGGTGAAGCCGAATCAGATTCAGCGATGGTCGGAGCAGCGAGAAGAGACGACGATGTCTGCTCCCAAACCTCCGAGTGATGTCGATCGTCTCAAGGTTCGACAGGCGACCGATACCATTAACCTCAAACAGCGTCAGGCCACGGAGTTGATGGCCGCGAAGATTCGTGATGTCGAAACAAAAGCGCGGGCAGCCCAGACAAAGGCG